CGCCGTTATGGCGACGTGATCGAGCTGAAGGCCGAACAGATTGACGATCCGGACGAACCACGTTTGCACGGCAAATGGGCGCTGTATGCCAAGTTGTCGCCGACCGCTGAACTGGTGGCGATGATTGGCAAGAGCCAAAAGGTCTACACCTCAATGGAAATTGGCCGCAACTTTGCCAAGACCGGCAGCAGCTACCTGATCGGCCTGGCAGTAACCGACGACCCGGCCAGTCTGGGCACTGAAATGCTGGCCTTCAGCCGCACCGCCCAACATAACCCACTGGCCGCCCGCAAGGCTGATCCGGCCAATGTTTTCACTGCCGCCATTGAAGCGCTGATTGAGTTTGAAGAGGTCGCCGATCCGGAGCAGACCTTTGCCGCCCGCGTGAAGGCCATGTTTAGCCGCAAGCAGGTGACTGATGATGCGCGCTTTAGCGAAATGGAAGGCGCGGTGATGACCGTTGCTGAACAGGTACAGGGCACCGAGCAGCGCTTTAGCCAGCTTGAAACCACGTTGACCCAACAGGTCGCCGATCTCAAGCAACAGGTGGACTCCGGCGCAACGGCATTTACCGCCCTGAAAGAGCAGCTTTCTACTACCGAGAATTTCAGTCAGCGCCCGGCGGCAACGGGTGGCAGTGGTCAACACGACGTGCTGACAGACTGCTAAACCGCACCGAACAAGATAACCAACAGGATAAAACCATGCGTCAGAAAACCCGCTTTCAATTTAACAAGTTTCTAAGCCGTATCGCCGAGCTGAACGGCGTCGATACCGGTGATCTGGATAAGAAGTTCAGCGTTGAACCGTCCGTTACGCAAACCATCATGACCCGCGTGCAAGAGTCCTCGGCGTTCCTGAGTAGCATCAACATTGTGCCGGTCGCCGAGATGAAGGCAGAAAAGGTGGGCCTAGGTGTTAATGGCACTATTGCCAGCACCACCGATACCAGCGGCGGTGACGAACGTGAAACCGCCGACTTTGCTTCCCTGGATAAAGACGGCTATTTCTGCCAACAGGTGAACTACGATTTCCACATTCGCTATAACACCCTCGACCTGTGGGCGCGTTACCAGGATTTCCAAACCCGCCTACGTGATGCCATCGTCAAGCGCCAGGCACTGGATCGTATCACCATCGGTTTTAACGGCACTCATCGCGCCAAGACCTCTAACCGCCTTAAAAATCCGATGTTGCAGGATATCGCCGTGGGCTGGTTACAGAAATACCGTAATGAGGCCGCGTCCCGCGTGATGAGCAAGGTGGTTGATGATAAAGGCAATATCATTTCCGAAATGATCCGCGTGGGGGCCGGTGGCGATTATGCCAACCTCGATGCACTGGTGATGAATGCCCATGCGGAACTGCTCGCCGAATGGTATCAGGAAGACCCAGGACTGGTGGTGATCTGCGGTCGTAAACTACTGGCGGATAAGTATTTCCCGTTGGTCAATCAGGCACAGCCTAACAGTGAAAGCATGGCGGCTGACATGATCATCAGCCAGAAACGCATCGGTAACCTGCCTGCGGTACGCGTGCCGTACTTCCCGGCCAATGCGCTGATGATCACCCGTCTGGATAACCTGTCTATTTACTGGCAGGAAGACACACACCGCCGTCACCTGGAAGAGAACCCCAAGCGCGATCGTATCGAGAACTACGAATCCATCAACGAGGATTATGTGGTGGAAGATTACGCCTGCGGCTGCGTGGTAGAAAACATCGAGTTGGGTGACTTCACACCGAAAGCGCCAACTCCGCCGGAAGACACCCTAGAAAAAAGCGGAGAGTAAGCCATGACCAGCCCGGCACGCCGCCACTTCTTGCGCCAATCCGCCATTGAGGCCGCCCGTCAGGAGACGGGCCCCACGGCCCATGTCAACGGTTATGAGCTGATGTTGCTCAAGCTCTATGAGGACAAGCGCAGGCTCAAGCAGGTGCGCTCCCAGGAACGCAAGGCCGACCTTAAGCGCCAGTTGCTGCCGGAGTATGGCCCGTGGGTGGCCGGTGTCTTGGCGGAGGGCCGTGGCGCGCAGGACGTCATCTTGATGACGGTGATGATCTGGCGTCTGGATGCGGGGGATATCCCCGGTGCGTTGGCGATTGCCCGCTATGCGCTGCGCTACAAACTGGTGCCGCCCAATGGCTTTAACCGTTCCACGCCCTACCTGATCGCCGAAGACGTCGCCGAGTCGGCTACCCGTGCCCATGAGGCCGGGCACGCGGTCAACATCGATCACCTGATGCAAACCATGGAGCTCACCGACGCCGAAGACATGCCCGACCAGGTACGCGCCAAGCTGCACAAAATCACCGGCTATGTGCTGCGTGATGCGGGCCGGGCTGAACTGGCGTTAAACCACCTGAAACGGGCGTTGCAGTTGCATAACGGCTGCGGCGTCAAAAAGGACATTGAACGGCTGGAGCGTGCCATTCGCAACGCTGCCAGCCGCTGACAGAACGCGCCCCGCGCCGGGCGGCACGAGAGCGGCGATCGGTTTATCTGTATCAAAGCCCTCGTCCACCGCCCCCTATTTTCGAGGTCATATGAGTACCGTCGTTATTCAAAAGCCCCGCCCGGATGCGCCCGCACTGCGTCCCCCGGCGGAGGATGAACCGATCGTGAAAAACAGTTTTTTCTGGCCTGACGTCAACCCGCTGGAGGTGCGTGATGTGATGCGTATTGAAGGCACCATTACCGCACCGCGTCTGCGCCGGGCGATTAAATCCGCCATCGCCGAAGTGAATGCCGAACTGTTTATTTTCCGCCGCGACCAGATGGCGGACGGCTACCACCGGCTGGCAGATGTTCCCGCAGAAGTGCTCGACGGCGAAAGTGTGCGGGTGAGTGAGTACCAGAACGCGGTCAGCGCCATGACCACCGCGTTGCTGTCGGAGCAATACCGCAGCCTGGATACCACCGCCACCGGCAGCCGTAAAGCGGAGGTGATCGAGTCCTCCATTGATGAACTGTGGCGTACCGCCCGCAACGCCATCAGCAACGTGGCCGAGCGCAGCCACTGCATTATCGGGTTGCTGTGATGCAGGTTATCGCGCAACAAGGTGACACGGTCGATGCCCTGTGTTGGCGTTACTTTGGTCGTACCCAGGGCGTGGTCGAGCAGGTGTATTCACTCAATGCCGGATTGGCCGATGCCGGGGCCATCCTGCCCCACGGCCAGCCGGTGACGCTGCCGGATGTGACTGTCTCGCCGCAGCGTGAAACCGTTAATTTATGGGACTGATCCTATGGAGCGTATTACCTCGTTTTTCGCTTATGTCATGGCGGTGTTTCTCGCCTGGGTGGGCAAGTATTCCCCGCAGGACATTGCCTTTATGGTCGGGGCTGCGGTAGGGGTCGGCACCTTCCTGGTCAACTGGTACTACCGTCGCAAAACCTACCGGTTGCTCAACCGGCTCGGACTTTCTCGGAGGGTAGCGGATGAGCTCAATCGTTAAACGTTGCACCGCCGCTGCCGTGCTGGCCCTGGCGATGTTGTTACCGCAATTCAGTACCCTGCAAACCTCCCCTGATGGGTTGCGCCTGATTGCCGATTTTGAAGGTTGTCAGCTTTCCCCCTACCAGTGCAGCGCCGGGGTGTGGACATCCGGCATCGGCCACACCGCAGGCGTAGTGCCGGGCAAGGTCATCAGCGAACGGCAAGCCGCCGTCAACCTGGTGGGGGATGTTTCCCGCACTGAACGGGCCATCGGGCGCTGTATGCCAGTGACTATGCCGCCGCCGGTGTATGACGCGGTGGTGGCCTTTGCCTTTAACGTGGGCACCACGGCGGCGTGTGGCTCCACCCTGGCCGGGTTTATCCGTCGGCAGGATTGGCACAGTGCCTGCCAGCAGTTGCCGCGCTGGGTGTACGTCAACGGGGTGAGGTCGAAAGGGCTGGAGCGTCGCCGAGCAGCCGAACAGGCGTTGTGTTTACAGGGGGCACAATGAGCAGCCGAACGGCGTTGTTATCGATGCTGTTGCTGTTGGCAATCATCGGCTGGCTGAAATGGCAGGTGGTTTCCCTGGGTAAATCCTTGGCGGACGCGCAACAGCAAAACCGCACCTTAACCGCTGCCGTCAACAGCCGCGATACGGTGATCACCGCGTTGCAGCGTGAAGCCGGTCAACAGACCGAGGCCGAACAGCAATTGAGAAACACATTGGCCGGGGCGCAGCGTCTGGCCCTACGGCGTGAACAACAGTTACAGAGGGCACTCAATGAATACCAGGCACTACGTGAGTGGTTTAGCCGGGCTTTGCCTGCTGATGTTATCCGGCTGCACCAGCGGCCCGCCTTCACCGGCACCGGCGATTATTTACGTTGGCTGTCCGACGGTCAGCCCGTGTCAGATCCCGGCCAGCCAGCCGAGCACTAACGGGGATTTAAGCGCGGATATTCGCCAGCTTGAACACGCCCTGGCGGCCTGCGCAATCCAGGTCAATATGATTAAACAGTGTCAGGAACGCCATCATGATAAAGCCCCAACAACTGCGCGCCGCGCTGACTGACTCCTTGCCCTGGCTGCAACGCAACCCGGAGAATCTGCGCCTGTTTACCGACAGCGGGCGCATTGCTTCCACGCTCGCCAGTTCGCTGTCGTTTGAATACCAATTCCGGCTAAACCTGCTGATCACCGACTACAGCGGGGATATGGATCTTATCATCGTGCCGATCCTGGCCTGGTTGCGAGAGAACCAACCGGACATCATGGCGACTGACGAGAAGCGGCGCACCGGCTATACCTTTGAGGCGGATATTAACAATGATGGCTCGTTTGATATCAGCATCAATCTGCAACTGACTGAACGGGTGATTGTGAAAGAGCAGGGCGGTGCACTGCATGTGGATCACTTGCCGGAACCGCCGTTGCCGGAAGACGTGATCCGTCCGATGCAGATGTATGTTCACGGTGAATTAGTGAGTGAATGGCATGAACGAACTTGAACCCTTTGAGACCAAACTGGCCGGGCTGATTGGCAATTTGTCGCTGCAATCGCGCAAGGTGTTGGCTGTTACCATTGCCAAGCGACTGCGCGCTAGCCAGCAGCAGAATATCAAGCGGCAACAGGCCCCCGATGGTACGCCGTATGCCCCACGTAAAACCCAACTGCGGAGTAAGCAAGGGAGAATTAAACGGGCGATGTTTACCAAGCTGCGCACGGCACGCTATTTAAAAGCCAATGGCAGCAGCAATGCCGCTGTGGTGGAGTTTGTGGGGAGGGTTAAGCGCATGGCTGAGGTGCATCACTATGGGTTGCGGGATCGGCCATCGGTGCGCAGTTCTGAGGTGAGGTATGAGGAAAGGCCGTTGCTGGGGCTTTCTTCCAGTGATATAAAAGCTATCGAAGAGGAAATAATAGTTCATATTTCAAATGGATGATGATTAGATGAACGTAAAAAAACAAGAGTTAAGAAACAAGATAAAAGGAAGTCAGTCACAAGTAATGGATGCGTTCGATAAAAATCATAAGCTCGATATATGTTTTTTTTGCGGCTCGCTGGACTCATTAACAAAAGAACATGTGATTCCTCAGTGGGTTTTTGATGAAAAAAAAGAGCAAGGTTATTTTAACGCCACAGCTAATGATCAACCTCAGAAGTATATCCAGGCTACTATACCTGCATGTGAGTGTTGTAATAATGTTTTATTGAGTTCTATAGAAGATTACGTGAAAGAGTTACTCAGTGAGCGCGATGGCGGGGATTACAGCAAAGCTGAGTTGGATGTTATCATTTGGTGGTTGCAATCCCTTGAGTATAAATTACAAGTTTTGGATCTTCGCCGTGACTTTCTTAAGCATAAAGAAGGTCCGTTCATTCCTTTCCTAAAAGATATTCCTTTAGGAATTATGAGAAATGGTGCAAGCGATGAACCCTACAGAATATTAAGGGGAGTTAGGGCAAGTCGGCGGGAATTAACAAAAAAGAGAAAATCAAGAAAACACAACTCTCTTGTGGTATTTAAAACGACTAATAAAAGTATGCATTTCTTCCACAAAACAAATAGCTTCATATTTTTGGAAATGCCACAAGTGGGTGTCGCATTTTTCTTCTTTTTCAAAGACGAGTTTTCAACTATTGAAGAAGCCCATAGTAAAGCAATGGAGTTAATAAAACAGTTCTACTAACTTTTAAACTTGTTGTGTCTATTACCTTCCAACCCTCTCAGATTGCCGTTAATTATTTATAACGGCATCCTTCCCTACATGAACAATCAAACCGATATCCTGCGCCTGCTGCGCAATCTGATCCGTATTGGCACCATCAACGCCGTTGACTTGGAGCACGGTCTTTGCCGCGTGGAAACCGCCGGCAACCTCACCGACTGGCTGCATTGGCTCACCTGCCGGGCGGGCCGTTCTCGTTCCTGGTGGGCCCCGTCCGAAGGTGAACAGGTGTTGATCCTCGCTCTCGGTGGTGAACTGGATACCGCCTTTGTGCTGCCGGGCATTTTCTCTGATGACTTCCCTGCCCCGTCGGCCTCGGCGGATGCGCTGCATATCAGCTTCCCTGATGGGGCTGTATTGGAGTACGAACCCGCCACCGGCGCGCTGACCGTCACTGGCATTAAAACCGCCACGGTAGAGGCGTCCGAGTCCATCACCGCCAACACCAAGGTCGTGATAGTGAATGCCAGCCAAAAAATCACGCTCGATGCCCCGGTGGTGGAATGCACCAACCAGCTTGTGACTGGCACTATCCAGATTAAGAAGGGCGGCAGCATGACCGGTAATCTCACCCATACCGGCGGCAGTATCACGTCTAACGGCGTGGTGATGCATACCCACACCCACGGCGGCATTCAGCGCGGTGGTGGCAACACGGATAAGCCAGCATGAACAACGCAAAATACGTAGGGATGGATCGCGCCACCGGACGTGGGCTAACCGATATCGACCATATCCGCCAGTCAGTGGCAGACATTCTCATCACGCCAGTGGGTTCTCGCCCGATGCGCCGGGCGTATGGTTCGTTACTGTCTGAGCTGCTCGACCAGCCGCAGAATGACGCATTGCGCCTGCATATCATGGCGGCCTGCTACAGCGCGATTTTAGCCTGGGAGCCGCGTGTAAAACTGACCGGCATCACCTTCAATACTGCCT